AGTCGGAGAGCTATCAGTCAGAGGCTGATAGCGGTTGTGTGCTTCGATTTTGTATTGACTGGTTGCATCCGGGGCAGTCGTCATCCCGACCACTGTAGCTACGCGAGTAGCTCCGATATATTTTACAATGATGCCAGAGCCGAAGTTTGTACCAGAGGTGCGCGTAATCTTGGCTCCGACATAGTACCCATTGACTGCACTCGATCCAACAGCCAAAGTAATGGTTCCCGCTGTTCCTGAAGACGCCGTTCCAGTGACTTCAGACGCAACATTGGAAGCGCTGAACCCGCAAGACAGCAGCGCAGGCTCCCAAAGAGGAGCGGTACCAGCAGCAGTAGATCCAGCCAGATCGATAGTAAACGAAACCGACGCATTCTGAGCGACGATAATGCTAGGGCTGGCTCCGTAGTAGCTGCGGATATAGTCCAGACTTACAGTCTGAACCTCCAGCGGATTGATTGACAAATCAGACACAAGCAGCGCATTACCGCCGCCTACTGAAGGGATAGGATCAATCCCCTGAGTGACTTCTTGTTTGAGCAGAATTGCAGCCTTTCGGCTGTAAAGGGTTGTGGACATTTTCTATACCTCGATTTGATTAGTCTGGTGCGTTCTTTCGTGGTCTGCCGCGCTTTTTAGGCTCGTCAACCGGATCTTCCGTTACAGGTTCAGGAATGGGCGCAACATCAATAAAAGTAGCGCCCGGTTCCTTATCTTCGATCACAATACGGTCGCCTTCAGTGCGCCATACTTGCTGAGCAAAAAAAGCTAGACCCACGAGATTACCTGTTAGGCAAGTTTATGTTTGAATGCCACCATTCGGATGGCTTTCGTTTCATAGACTTTCGACCAGTTCGCACCAGTCGCAAGCTCTGCCAGCGTCGGATGGCCTGCGCTGCCATTACCCGTCGAGATATTGGCGGTTCCAATCCATTTAACGCCGCGCGGATGCAATACGAAATGCCGACGGTTAATCAGCACGTCATAGCCAGCCAAGCTATTGCGGTCGACTTCCACCGGGTTTTTCGGGCTGCCTTCGGCGTATGCAATCGCGCCCGGCCCAAACATATAAGTCGTGTACACGCCAGACGAAACCGGAAGCGAGTCATCGACAATGACGCGCTTGCCCTGATACGTCGAGAAGTTGGCACCATCGGCACCCTTTTCGGTATCCAGCAAGTCGTCCTTGTACAGCTTCGCATGCGTTGCCGAGTGCATCGCAACAGCCGACAAACCGCCCGCCGCATCGCCCAACAGGAAGCCCGCATCTGCAAAGCTAGACTTGTCGATAACTGCCGCAGCTCCCGCGCCTGCGCTAATGTCGTGAACGTTGGTCGTCATGTTCGTTCCAAGGAATGCACCCTTGATCGCGTTAAGCAACCGTTTCTGCATCTGTCGTGCCCAGTACTCAGAAACCAAGTCACCGATAGCCATCATGGGATCAGCGCCAGCCAGTGCATACGCCAGATCGTTAGAGCCGAAAGCGCGGCCCAATGCCTGCACAACCGACACATCCTGCGCGGTTCCAATCGATCCGACGGTAAGGGATTTCTGATCGCTCAATTCCTCGGCATCGCCGGTCAAATCATTAAAGAACGGCATGTTGACGGTTTCGCCACCTGCGCGAGTGCCAGGAATAACGCGGCCATCGCTAACGATGATTCCGCTTTTCCAGAATGCGCTAAGTTCCGTCGAGCGCTGGACTACATAAGGTTGGAAGATTTCCGGGACAATAATGTCTGAAATGCGTGTTTCGGCCATGACTGCTTACCTCTAAGCTTTAGTTGCCCATTGCCGCTTCTTTAAGTTGTGCGGCTAGAGCTGGATTTTCTCGAACAAGTTTGCCCTGCTCCGTGAGGTTAAGCGTCTCGCGTTTCCACGGATTCTTGACGTTTGCGGCTGCGCCGCTTCCGCCTCTCTGATAACCGGAACCGCCCGCCCCGGTTGATTTCAATAAACTAGGTTTCTCTTGCGCGAAAAGCTTAACGCCTTCGTCAAGAGGAACCGCACCTTTGCCAGTATCGAAGAACGGTTGATCGTCTTCCCATACAATATGTTTTTGGATGGCATACTCGACAACTTCGCGGTCAATCCATTCTTGGTCTGCCATCGCTTTACTTAGTAAAGCCTCTTGCTTAAACGCGCGATACTTTTGTTCGGCGGTTGTAAGTGCGCTTGACTTCTCTCCCAATTCACGCTCGAATCGTTTCAGCCGCGCTTCGAATACTTTTACGGCTTCAGCCTGCCCTTTAAGATCTGGGAGGTTATCCAATTCCTCGTCCTCTGCAATACCCAAGCGATCATAGAGCTTTGCTTTTAACCCTCTCAACTGTTCAACTTCAGCCTTAAGACCCTTACGCCCGTTTATGCTTTCGCTTCGCGCTGCATCCCGTTGCCCGATCAAGTCGGAAACATACTGCTGGAGCGGTTCAAAGTCTTCGCCTAGTTTTTCTTGCAGATCCTCAATCTTAATTGACATAACGGCCTCTCGCCTATTAAACAAGTGATATTATAACATACTGTCAAAGTATGACCTGGAACTTCGCACACCCGAGCCTAAACCCGCCAGCTACTTCTGGTTCCGACGCATAGTCGGTTCCGTTCCACGTCGCGGAAAACGCAGTTTGTGCTATTGATTCCATCGCCGAAATAATCTCGTCCTCTATCGTCAAAAGTGCCTCCCAGCACGCCTCTGTGCCGTCTGACGCGTCGATATCGACCCCGAAGTACACCAGCACGAACATCTCACGCCGATGCACAGACGGCCCCACATTGGCCGACGTTGGACATATCCTAACGATTGGATAGTCTGCCGCGCTAATCGTGTCCTCCAGTCCAATACTGAACGTGTTCGCGTTAACGTCAGTCTCCAAGGCATTGCGGATTGCTTCCAGCGTTTCAAAGCGATTCATGCGCGTTCAATCCCCATCGAAAGTATGGAAGGCTTGAGCGTTGCGTCTGTTTCCTCTGCCGCCTTTGCGCGCTTAGCGTTAATCAGGCATGAATCGTATTCCTTGCGATAGAATTGGATCTTCGCCGCGTATGCGTCATCCGGCTTTGCGAGATGTTCAAGCGATGCCAGAATATACGCGCGGATGACGACTAGTCGTTCCGTCCACGTGGATGAATACTCGCCACTTGTTGCCACATCATCGATGGCGCGCGTCTCGATCTCTTCAGTGATTCGGTTTTTAAGGAACGAATCTGTATAGTTATACTGCAATGCCATCACGGCACCTCGCGTTTGATCTCGTTAATAATTGAGTCGAAGTATCCTGGCGCACGGCTAACAGCACGCGTGAACCACGGATCTCCCTTGTACCCTGGATGGTCGACGTGCTTTGAAAAGACGAACCCTGCAGGACCGGCCCACCTCAGTGCCTTTTTGTTCTTAGGGACGATCTCATGCGGTCTAGTGCCCCAATGCACGAACAGCGCATGCGGTGCGCGCGTCAAATCGTTGAAGATACGAAAGCCATTCTCAAAGCGTTCCTGAGTTATGCTTTGCTACATCTTGCCACTGTCAGCGCCGGGCTTGGTGTGCTTTCCTACTTCGCGCTTGATATCCTCCCATAACCTATGGGATAACCGTGCAAGTGCAAGATTCTGCACTTTCTGGACAAACCCGCTAAAGGTATCGCGGATTTTTTGTGTGCCGAAAAGTTCGACTTTCATTTAATGTCAAACGATGTTGATAAGGAATCGCGCAAGCGCTCTCGCCATGAATGACGTTCCTGCCGCGTTCGGATGATTTGCATCATTCGACATTCCTGCAGCGCTATAAGCCGCGAAGTTCGACCAGAGCTTGCTTAAGTCAACATGGGGAACTCCGAGAGAAACAGACAAGTTACGCGCTACCTGCCTATATGTGTCGATCACTCCAGATCCCAGACCATTATTCGGAGGGCTTGATACAAGGATGACTTCTGAGCCTGCTGCAATCAACCCATTAACTATGGTTGTATATTGTGTCGTATATGTTTCAATTGCCGTTACACCTGTACCATCTGCACCTGTGTCGTTAATGTCGAGCATCAAAAAACATAAGTCAGGCTGAATCTCTGAAAGAGAGTTAATCGGAGACCAAGGATATGTGGCATCTGAATAGAGGTCTGTCCGCACTCCAGCCCTCCCGCCGTTGAATACATGCACAGCGCTTGCTGTGCTAGTCCATGCCATCAACCCAGAAACACAGACATTGGCAGTTGCCGGGACGATGTTGATCGTATGCGTCCCTGCCGTGCAATTGACTGTCAGCTTTTTGTAATCAAGCCCGGTCCCACCGGCCAGCGTTCCAAGCGAAGACCCTCCATCTACGTTGACCGTGGCATTTCCCCACGGCGCATCTGACGACAAGTAATAAAGATCGATCCGGTCGAATGATCCTGCAGGTGTGAACGCGAGGTTATTGACAGCGCCACCGGCTCCCCAATAAAACGGCGAACCGCCGAATGTTTGCCCTGGGCCAAAAGTTGTCCAGTCTGCACCAATCGAAAACCGAGGATCATAGGTAACCAATGCCGAAGCTGATCCGGTGCCCTTTTCTCCGCCGATGAAATTGTCAGATCTTGACGGAAAGACAGTATTTAACTCCCTGGCAAAGCACTCAGCGAGCCCGCACGATGCTTTGTTGGCTGCAGTACCAGCCGTTACAGAGTCTCCAATAAACAATACTTTTGCTTGGTATTGCGTCCCTGAATACGGACCAACCTTTACCTTATGAAGTGCGGTTTTAGTTTTTGGTAACGACAGTTGATTGTATCCAGAAACAAAGGAGAACGGATCGGAATACGTTAAGTCTAGCTTGCCGCTGAATAGATTAGGTTTGTAGCTCATGGGAACGTCACCGCACGGCTAGTGCATTTCCCGTTGCTGTACACAAGCGTAATGGTCGCAACCGTAGTTCCTGCGATTCCGCCGGTTTTATATGTGATTGTCGTCACGTCTTCGCCAGTATACCCGTAAACTTCAGCGTCATAATCTGGAATCAAAAACCCATCACGCACAGATATCGCGCCATTGCTAGCGACGCGCATTTGTACGTCTAGTCCTGAAAGTGCGCGCCCGTATGGACGTGATCGTGCGATAGCCATTACATTCCCCTTTAATTGTGTTAGTTACTTTAAAGCCGCCTTAAACGCAGTGTTAAGCAGAAAATCAAATGCCCACCACGGGCGCTTGCGTATGACTACGCGCAATACGTAGTGTGAGTCGATCCACGCGCCGCCTTCTATTGCACCTGATACCACCCAACTGTCCTTGGTCGGCCCATCGACTACGGAAGCCCCAAGTGGCTTACCAAGTATCTGGATCTCCCGAGTATTGCTAGGATGTTGAAATCTGATGTACTGTTCTGGAGTTAGTTGATAAGTGAACGTTGTCATGACAAACTCACAAGGTTATTTGCTGCGAATACTTCCGCCACATGTTGCCCCGGATCAGCGCCATCGCGGCACGACGCAATCAGCCGCGAAAGTGCAAGCATGTATTGCTCAACGGTCAATCCTGCTGCTGCATAGTCCGCTGCCGGTGGTATTCCTTCGCCTAGACCCTTAACCATCTGGTCGAAAACCTCGTTGCACCACGAATGGCAGTAGTAATGCGTGATATTAGTACCATCGCTGGATGCCGGAACTGTGAACTCGTTGGCGCTATACCCGAGAGCTAGCCCTACTTTGTTGGCGTATTCCAGTTGGTCGGATGGCGTGACTAGGACGGCGCTGTATGTGTAGCTCATAGTAGGATCTCCCTTACCGATACGTTATCCAGAGTTCCTGTAAACGACGACCCGTAAAAATGTATATTCACAGAGTCCGCAGTAAAGGATACCTGATGATACCCAGTTGACATAGGTTCGTAAAATGTCGTGCTTCTGAATTGGACAGTTCCGCTTGTAGCGGATACAGTAAAAGAAACTAGATACTTTTTGCCAGAAATTGTCCCTGCTTGACCATACAGCCCTCCTTGGTATATCGGATTTGATGTAGCCGTTGCTACTGCTACCCCTCCCGAAATTGTCCACCCAGATCCCTTTTGCCAACCCACATCACTATCAAACCCCCCATTCGTCACCAACTCCGGCCCCAACTGATACGCCCTGCCCCGCTTCGCATCAAGGTACTTGATAATCTTCGCGTCGTACCTGCTTTCGGATGCCATGACGATGCGCCCGTAATCGTACTTTGGCTGTTTGTAGTCGGTTGCGCCAGAAAGAACCAGGCCGGAATCTTTCGTGGTGTAGTCGCCGGTTGCGGTGTAGATGACACCAGTGGACGTGAGATTGGTCGGCCACGTAATCGGCAAATTATCATCAACAATGTCTCGCTCTAAATAGTATTTCCCGTTTGCATCGATCCTAAGCGTTGGACGCGCGGCGTCTGACGGTGCGACTGAATGATTCCCCTCTCCGCTCAGGTCAAGCATTTTCCCAACAACATCGCCAGCACCTGAAACAAGCGTCGTTCCGGCCCTGTCTTGATACATGCTTGATAGTGCGGACGGGTCTTGGATCAGGACGCAGGATTGGTCTTTCTGCAGCGTCTTGAGGCTGAACGGTGGCTTTACTCTTCGAAATAGTGCCATTGCCGTTCGCTCAGTATTGCTCTATATTCAGTGCGACAGTGAAATTCTGCGCGCTCGCTGGAGCAGCGCCAACCGTAACAACCTCCAAGACACCATATAAGTTAGTATCAGATGCTGCGGTAGTGAAGTTCAGCGGGATATCAACCCATAAGGCGCTTGAAGCATCTGACCCGGTTCCCTCAGTAGCCAACGCGGGAAAATCAATATACCCGATTCGCTTCGATCTGTTGGCATACAACAAGGTAAACGGCGCGTTATCTGCAATCGCCGTAGGAGACTCTTTGTACAAGTGCAAGCGCAGCACAGCGCCGAGCATTGCTGTAGCACTGTTCGTAAACAATCGCCCTTTTACGATGTTCCCAGCGCCGCCATTAACGCGCGCAGCATCTGCGAACGTAATAACCGCAGCCACGCCAGTATTACCGACTACATCCTTCGCAGTGTATGCCGTAGTATCAGACGGGCGCGCAAACTCAACCTCCACGTTCTTCGTGCTTAGGCTTGCCTGCATTTGCAGCATGCCGCTATCTGTTGCGCTAATCTCGACAAACGACCCATCGGCCTTCTTTGCGTAAATGCGCCGAAGCCTATCATCTCCAGTACGTGCGACCATTTGGTATACTCCGGTTAAACTGTATCAATTATAACATTAACGCGTTCCGAGCCATCCATGGTCGCAGATACTCTTGATGTTGCGCCATCGCGAGATTTGAACTCAACAATAGCGGTTCCGTTGCCGTTGTCTGTAATAACTGTATTTCCTGCAGCGACTGATAGAAGTATTCGCATTGCGTCCTTCGCTGTTAATGCGCCCTCGATGTTACCAGTCCAAGGATCGCCCGCAGAGCCTGCGGCGTTGAGTTTTGCGCCCATCGTGCCATCTGCTTGATATTCAGCAGATAGACTATTCCATAATTCTGCGGCTAGATTCTGCGGCGATAACTCCGTGAAAGGCGTGACAGCGCCAGCCATGTTCCCGAGTGCGTAACTTGTGAGCGATCCAGACGCAACGCCAACCGCAGCGCCTGCCAGATGCCCGAGTCCTCGAACATCCCCGGTCGCACTCGATGAGCCGTGCGCCGCGCCGGAACCGTTACGCACTGGTACAGCGGTTCCAGATCCGGTGGCCTGCCCTGATGCCAGTCCCGCCAGGATGCCCAGCAGCGTGCCCGTGCCTGATCCAGTTGCCGCGCCGTAAGCATCGCCTAGTAACGGGCTCGCCGCGCCTGCCGTGCCGGTTGCTGTTGTCGATCCTTCTGCGATACCAGACAGCCACGCAAGCGCGCCCTTAACGCCAGATCCGGTAGCCGCACCGTATGCAGCGCCTGATCCTGATACCGCTCCAGAGACGGTCCCTGTGCCCGTTGCCGCTCCCGTTGCCGAGCCACTGGCCCATAACAGTAGATTCGCCGTTGCTGCGCCTGTTGCTGCGCCATCGGCCTGCCCTGCGATATTCCGCCCGCCAGCGATAGCTCCGGTTCCTGTTGCCGCGCCTAGACAGATATTCCTCGATGAGATAGCGCCACGGTAGATCGGCAAGTCCCAAATGTATGGCGGTTCCGCGCCAGGTGGAACCGAAACAAAATGCAACGCACTCGACGCGCCGGATTGATAAGCGAAATTCTGGAAACTGTTCGACTTGGTCCAGTTCGACCGATGTTGAGCCTCAAGCCCGCCGAATAACCGGCCTGGTGTTTTATTGACAGTCGTATAGTTTCCGATCAGCGCCACTGATTAACTCCAACCGAAATCCAAATGCCCGTAGAATGCGCTATTAACCGGAGTCGCCGCGCCTGCGTACATGAGCCAAGCCAGACACGCGCCGTCATAGACTCGCGGCAAGCTTGGAATCTGCGATAACAAATCCCGTTCAGCCGCTACGCCTATGGTCGTCATCGGCAGCGTCAATAATGGCCTGCAGTAAACCAAGTTCATCACGCCCGATGTCATCGTTGCAGAGAATTGGATAGCGGTCGCGAGTCTTACTCCACCGTCACCGGACGCTAGCGGGAGGAAGGGGCCAAACTTACCGGATGCCGTGCCACTGTACGGAATCGCCGTGACTGGCGACGTGGCGTTAAGCGTTGGCAACGCGGGCGACGTTGGCGTCGTGCGCCCGGTCGTTCCCAGTTGATTGACGTATGTGAGCGTCACCGTAGGCGTACCTGCACCCATTACCGTGGAAGGTACTAGGAAGCACTGCACGCCTTTACCGTCTGCGTATCTCGGTAGTTCAACCGTGATCGTATTCGTGCCGGTTCCATCAGATGTTAGGTCGATGGCTACGTTATTTTCTGCGTTGTCATAGCTCGACGCTAGTTTACTGGTCGTCGCGCTTTGCCGGATTGTGTAATACGTTGTCGCAGCAGATAAACCGGAAGGCAATGCTCCGCCTGAGTTCGACACTTTCACAGCGCTCATATGTTCTATGTCATAAGCTGCGTGGGTGATAATGTCGGTCGCATTGGCTGCGGTAAACGTGGTGGAATTGATGAGCGTTTGCGAAGCGGTAGACGTGACGGTCGTAATCGGATGGAAGCCGAGCATATCGACAAGCATAAACACCGCAGGCATTGTCGTAGCCGCTGCGCTAAACGCCGAGGCGTTCAGGATCTGCTTATAACCGATCGGATTGTTTCCGGTTGCGACGTGCCCGCCATGATAGATGCCTTCCGCTCCTACCGCGTCATAACCAAGGCATTGCAGCGACAAGTTGGTCCCGGTTCCGAATATCGTGTTGGCTGTCGGATTGCCACCACCACCCGATAGACAATACCATTGCCCGGCAGTATGTGCGGTTGTGCCAAAGGTGTTCTTATTCCAGTCAGCGCGCCAAAACTTGCCATTGACCGTGACTTGGTTGACGAAATCGTCCATCGATGAAAAGCCTGCCATACTATTTCCTCAATTCCAAACCGTTGTTATGTCACCGTGGATGGTGCGCGTTTCTGCCGTGCCGTAACAGCATGCGATAAAGTTCAAATAGGCGTCGTCCTGTATCCTCGGCATTTTCGCGAAATCCTGCGGAAAGCTTTTCTCACACGGATCAGCATCAATCGGTTGCATTTCGCATAGTGGCGCAACCAACACAGCCGTAATCAACCCGATATCAGGTGCCGAAAACTCGACACCCTGAATTGACCGGACACCCGCATCGCCCGACTGCAGAGGCATGAACGGACCAGCTGATAGGTTCGCAGCTGGTGTTGCGGTCGCAAGCGATCCTGTAACAGTCGCCGCAGTCGACACCAGCGCCCAAGGCGTTATGCGATCCGCAACGCCTAAACTGTTCGTGTACCTGAACCGCACATTCCCGCCGCCAACCTGCTGTGCGACGATGACTGGCATGATCTTCACGCCCGCTCCATCTGTGTACCGTGTCAGTGAAACCGAGTTCGTTAGCGGTTGCTCTACCGTTTCAGACATATCTAGAAACGGGTAATACATCAGATAGTCAAGCAGCATGAGCCTCATATATCGCGCCGCAGTACCGACGCGCATCACCGTCAACCGCTTCAGGTATTGACTCTTCGGGCTTACGCTTCCAGCGTGCCGGATGCCGTTGTTGTTCGACCATGAAAGCGTGGCAGCGATATTCGGAGCCGAAGCGTAATAGTTAGGCACTGGGTTTCCAGGGGACATACTCAAGTCAACCCAATTCCCAGCGCCGAACGTTAGCGATGAGGCTTTACGAAAACTCCAGTAAGCGCAACACCCGTCAAGTTCAGCGTCGACTAACTCGCGGAAGTTGCGAAAGCCTGCCATTAGTCTTCTGTAATGGTCAGCGCGCCCGGTGCGAACTGCGGCTGAATACCGCTAGATACTGCAAGCGAAGAAGTCAACGCAGCCGAGTAGAGCACTTGACCAGCACCGGATACGGTCGTCACTACCGAGAAGTGCGTGATGGTATTAGTGCCAGACGTACACTGTGGAAACTGCAGCAGTGCGGCGTTACTGAACGTAGCGCCACCATCTGTCCAACCGCTCGCCTTCGTCACTGCTACGCGCGCATACGAGCCATAGTCGGCCTCGCTTGTGATCGCGGTTCCGGCCTCGCCAGGATCAGCGGTATGCAATGCAATCCACTGCGTCGCTCCTGCCCGCCATGCAGGATCAGTGCCCTGCAGCGCCATTTTTAGGAAATCATTTTCTGTCGTGTTGCTCTTACTCACTGCTTACCACCCGCTTGGAAAATAGGAAAAACTCGAACCCGTTCCACCACTACCGGGCGGACCCTGCGGACCTTCCGGCCCCTGAATACCCTGCAAACCTTGCGCGCCCTGCGGCCCTGTATCGCCTTGATCGCCTTTCGCACCCGTCGCGCCTGTATACCCTCTCGGACCCTGCGGACCACTAACCACAGATATCATCCGCGATACATCGGGCTGGTGAAGTATCGTAATCATTGAATCTGGTCGTCGGTCGTGTTGTCGTTGTTGTTATCGTTGGGAATATCAACCTGATTCGATACGCTCGAAACCTGCTCAACGTGC